ACGGAGTGATTCAGGAAGCTTTTTGCCCTGTAGGGCCTCCTGCTTGCGCTTCGTGTAGAGCTTTATTGCGACTGCCTTGGTGCCCGCCTTCTCGCGGCGATACTTACCACTTGCGTCCGCATACCTGATCCACCATTGACCGGAGCCCTTTACTTTCTCGTAAACGCCACGTGCTTTGCCCATGGTTCGACGTTCTATCATGCGTTCGCCTGTGTTGGGTGGTCATTCCGGGTGAACGCCAGAAGCGCGGTGCGGGGGATTAGGACGCGCCGCCCGATCTTGCGAGTCGGGAGCTCCTTGGCAGCGATGAGGTTGTCAATCGTTCTGGGGCAGACGCGGAGCATGAGCGCGGCCTCGTTTTTGGTATGGAGCAGTGGTTCAATGTCTGGCAAATAGTCCTCCAAAATAAACAGGGCCGCCCATATAGAGCGACCCAAGAATGAGAATACTTTAGTAGTATAGCACACTAATCGGTTATGTGTCAAGGGTTTAGGCTGTTTTCTTCCAAACTTTGTATTCTTCACTTGACACACTCACCCCAAATGTGCTATTCTAATTCTAGTATCCAGAATTCTTCATAGCGTCACCCTCTTAAAGGGTCGGCGTTTTCATTTTCAGGGATGTCCACTTTTTCCTCCTTGACTCCGGTTTAGTTAGTAGGAGCGGAAAAAATATGGGGCAACTGCATACTTTTTCCCTGTTTGAACCGACATAGTATTTGAACAGTGAATAGAGAAATTGGAGTCGTATGGCTCACCTATCGGTGGGCTTTTTTGATGCCTGGTCGCCAGCGTGCGCTGACCGGGCGATGTAACAACGAGCACGCAGGCATCATTTCCTTGTAGCGGATAAACACCATTTGTAATCGACCCTAGGGACTGTACCCTTTCGGTCGGAAGTAAGGTGCCGATACAAGGCGCATTGGGTGGGCGTTCAGGACGCGGTGAAAAGACACCGCCTAAGCATCGGGTTACTGCATGGACTCGATGTGAGGATACGCCCGGTGTTGTGCGATACAGTTCGGACCTACTAGGCTACAGTATTCCTAGTAACACCGTTTCACCGGATACCTCCTGGCTGCCTTACTGCAAGGGTGAACCTCAAGTTCAATATGCAGTCCCCATGCGCTGTTACCAGCGTAAAGTAGACGAAATCATGCAGACTTGAATGGCGATATAAAGCTATCAGGGGGTGGCTACGCTAGTAGCCCCATGTCTAAATTAGAAGTAAACACTTTAATACATTGAAAATACATTGCATTAACGCTGTTTGATGCAGTATCAACCATCGTTTCAGACGGTGTAAAAGCCCCACTAAGCACTAGCAGGAATAGGGGTGCAGGGAAAGTTTTAGAAAGCTCTGCCCACATTTCCTTGCGTGTCAGTGCGTGATGCTCCGCACAAAATGCAGACGTACAGCACCCACCAACCAGATACGAGAAAGCATGAAGAAACCCAAGAACGAGGGGTGGCGTGACCTCCCCGATGAAGTACTTCTGTCCCCGTTAACCAAATATCACGTTAAAGCGAGAAGTCTACGCCCTGGGCCAAAGTTGATAGAGGCCGCCCTTGAAGGTGATCCAGAGGCCATTGAAATCCAAAACTCGTGGAAAGCACGCTTCAAGATCGTGTGGATGAGTCCAGCGAGATTGAGAGCCTTGTCAGAGCGTTGTTACGTCCTTTTCATCGGCCAGCCCTGCGAGGTGCTGCGGTGAGCAGATCGACGAAATTGAACGAACTTTACGAGAATTACCACCCATCCAATATGGAGGTACGGCCAGAACATCTTGAGCCCTTGCTTGCAGAGGTATTCAAAACGGCTCAGAGATACTTTTACGATGATGATGCAGCCCAAGAGTTCACCATCGAGATATGGCGGGAATCGGAGAACCTAGAGATAAAACGTAGCTTTGCGGCCTATTTACACAGAAGGCTGGTCTGCGACAGATTGGATATGTATAGGAGACAGGCGAGGCAGGTTGAACAGCAACCTCCCGAAATGCTTGACGCGGATGGAAGGCCATACAGCGATGAAGAGGTGCTCGACTTACTGCAATATCGCAATCCGATCCACACTCAGAATCCAGCACCGGACATTGACGATCTGATGGAGTCCATAACAGACCCGCTTATCCGGCGAACAGCAGAACTCCTTCGGCAGAAAAGGTCATTAAGACAGTGCGCGGAGGTTTTGGAGATTCCGCCAGCGACGCTTCGTAAGCGCCTGGAGCGGTATCGGAAAAGAAATATCGACAAACTTGCCGCGTGACCTGTCACAAAAGCCCCTAGAAAACGACTGTTAACGGGAGGGAATTTCACCCCCACACTTACCCGGTCGCCCGAGCCGGAGCGCATTAAGAACAGCGCGGCACAAAGATTCGGACAGAGCAGTATCGCGGCGGTCATCCCAGATCGCCCGACTGCACATTTGTGCAGAAGCTAACACATCAGGCCAGCAGTGTTGCAACGCTGCTAACGCGGGAGCCTTGTCGAGCGTGGTTTTCTCCTTTCCCACGCCGTGACCAAATCCCGCCCTATCCAAAGGAGAATAAATGCAGCAATTTACGCCAGAGTACAACGCCTTTTACCATGCCCGCTCGCGGTGCCGTTATCCGCAGGATGCAAATTTTGCGCTTTACGGTGGACGGGGCATAGAGTTCCGCTTCGATTGCTTCGATGAATTTATGGATGCTGTAGGTCCGCGCCCGACACCGAAGCATTCACTGGACCGGATCGATAACAACGGCCACTATGAACGCGGCAATGTGCGATGGGCCACGCAGTCGGAGCAGTGCCGGAACCGTCGTCAGAAGAACAATAAGACTGGGTACCAATGTGTATACCAGACAAAGGGTGGCAAGTATTACGCCGCTCTTTGGGTCGGTAAAAAGCGCATCGGATTCCCGGCGCAGGCTACCGCATTTGAGGCAGCGATCACCCATGACGTGGCCTCGCTTATGCTGCTCGGCCCTGATTCCCAGATGGCACTCCCTGAAGGAATGCGCCCCATACTCATCGACGGCGCAGTCGCCTGGCCGGAAGACGTGATTAAAAACATCTGGCAGCAATCATTAGCAGCCTGAAAAACAAGGAATAAATTATGAGCAACGTATTTGAAGAGATTGGCCACGGTATCAAGGTGGCCGCAGTAGACACTGAGCACGCCATCGTGGATGCAGTGGAATTCTTGCCCAAAGCCGAGCGAGTCATCGCATCCGCCATCAAGGATCAGCCTGCCATCAAGGACGCCGTCCTGACTTTGGTAAAGCAGGCCAGCGGGGTTATCGGCGACACCGCATCTGCCGCCGCTGCAAAAGGAATCAATCTGACGCAGGATGCAAAGGCATTGGCCGACGCTGAGGCATTTTTCAGCTACTTTAAGTCCACTTTCATTCCTCTGGTGGAGTCCGTTTACCGCGAGATCACCGCTGACGTGCAGTAGCGAATGCCTACTCGCCCCGGCAGGCCGTGCCTCTATCCCGGCTGTTCAGCCCTTGTAATTGACGGATACTGTGAGCAGCACGCTCATAAGCGGCGCGAACGGGATCATTGGCGCGGCACAGCGGCGAGCCGAGGATATGACGCAGCATGGCAGCGCGTCCGCCTTCAGGCGCTCAAGCGCGACAAGTACCTGTGCCAGCTATGCCTCGCAGAAGGCCGGGTGACTCCAGCGATGGACGTGGATCACATCACACCGATCAGCCGTGATAGCTCACGGCGTCTAGACTTGGATAACTTACAGAGCCTGTGCCGATCATGCCATCGCGAGAAAACTCTAACCGAGCAGGGCCGATCTTAGCCGTGACAGAATGCCAGGTGCCTCTGCACTCTCGAACTTCGGCGGTTCGACACTTGAGGCGGCAGGTTGGGCATTCGTATTTGGCGGTCGTGAATCAGCGTGCCGTGGAGCATACCTCGCCTCTTGGACGCACTCACCGTAGATGTATTGAGCGTGCCGGTAATACTCATCAATCGGTCGGCCCCGCTCCTCTCTAGTCGTCTTAGTGAGTTGATAGACATACAAGTGGTAAACAGGGTAGCGGACATCATCGTCGATGCCCGCCACCTCTGCCGAAAACGATGCTCCGCAGCGCATCTTTCTGGCTACCGACCGCGCAGTGTAAGAGTAGAGATAACCCAAGTCCTGCGTAGGATCATCGGCCCGGTAAACAAGAACGGCATCTTGGTCCGCAGGATTGTCTGGGTCGAGCCGCAAAGTGAGTTGAGTTCCCACGCGAAGGTGCCGAGCCAGACGGAGCCTATCTCTGCCATTCTTGTTCGGGTGTGAGATACCCGCCAAATGGCTCGGATGCCGATAGACGTATTGCATGGGACGGCCTAGAGCGTCAGTCTTTGCTTTCGGCATGGCCACATTGTAGCGAGCAAGACAATTAGTCTGCCAGATGCCTACTTATTCACAAGGGCAATCACGTTGCCATGTCATCCGGGTATGGGCCTTAAATAGCTGCAAAGATGGGCTATCCAAGACCGCGCCGGGGTCGAATTTTCACATCCGCGAAATAGAGTGAGGGGTATTAGCCCTACGGATTGTCGATGCTGTAAGCGTCGCGGTGTTCCATATCCGCTGAGTGGTCTGCATCGAGCATCGCCTGGAGTCCGGCGTAGTAATGCTCTGGAGGTCGCTGCGGCGGGAATGCCTTGTGATTACCCAGATAAAATCGAGCACCGCATTTCGCGCATGAATAGGGCCTGAATGCATCCGATGTGCAATCCCCCTCAGCATGGACACGGTGTTGACCAGCTTTGATTGCGACGACATCGGGGCCGCAATGAACAACTGATTGATATTCCTCCTCCAGCATTCGCCCTCCATTCTTACCCGACTGTATCTTAACTCCGCCATCAAGTTGCATGAAGATTACCGAACTAATCCAGGATTTACACAACGCCAATAAAGGCACGAAACGCGGCCGAAAAGCCGTGACCGAGTCACTTCAGAGATACGGCGCGGGCCGTTCGATCCTTATAGATAAGGATGGCCGTATCATCGCGGGGAATAAAACAGCGGCGAACGCTGCGGACGCTGGATTAGACGATGTGATCGTCGTCCCCTCAGATGGCACGAAAATTATTGCCGTGCAGCGCACCGACCTGACTTTGGATGACGCGAAGGCGAAAGAACTTGCCATCGCAGATAATCGCACGGCAGAACTCGGGCTTGAATGGGACTCCGACGTTCTATCCGAGTTCTCGACCGAGCTAGACCTCAAACCATTTTTCACCGACGCGGAACTCCGCAACCTTATACCACCGGCCCCGAATGAGGGAGAGGACGCAGAAACGTCAATTCCCGATGAGCCGATCACGAAGCGCGGCGACCTCTGGTTCCTGGGCGAGCATCGGCTCCTATGCGGGGACAGCACGTCGGCCACTGATGTTCAGCGGCTGCTAAACGGCAAAACACCTCTGCTCATGGTTACGGACCCGCCATACGGCGTGGAGTATGACCCGACGTGGCGCGATGGCAAAGGCGGCTTCCTCGGTAAAGGCAATGTCACGCAGCGCGGCAGCGTAGCGAATGACGATCAAGCCGACTGGCGCGGAGCGTGGGCTTTGTTTCCGGGCGATGTGTGTTATGTATGGCACGGGGCACTCCACGCATCCGTCGTTGCTCAGAGTCTTATTGAATCAGGCTTCCAAGTTCGCAGTCAGATCATCTGGCGTAAGCAGCAGGGCGTTTTCTCTCGCGGCGATTATCACTGGCAGCATGAGCCGTGCTGGTACGCGGTAAAGAAGGGCCGCACCGGCCATTGGGTCGGAGACCGGAAACAATCGACCGTGTGGGATATTCAATCACTGAATCCGACCGGCAACCGTGGCGAAGAAAAGGTCGGCCACGGAACACAGAAGCCGGTCGAATGTATGAGGCGACCTATCCTTAATAACTCTCAGCGCGGCGACATTATTTACGACCCGTTCCTGGGTTCAGGCTCCACGCTCATTGCTGCCGAGTCAGAAGGTCGCGTTTGCTACGGAATGGAACTCGACCCCAAATATGTCCATGTAATCGTGCGACGTTGGGAAAAGGCCACCGGAAAAAAGGCGGTGCTCGATGGCGGGTCGTAGGCCGAAGCCCACAGCCCTCAAAGAATTGGCTGGCAACCCTGGCAAGAGGGCGATGAATAGAAACGAGCCGAAGTTTTCCGGCTTGCCGACATGCCCTCCGCATCTCGACAAAGTTGCAAAGGCGGAATGGAAGCGAATCAGCAAAGAACTTGCCGCAGTAGGCCTCTTGACCGCCGTCGATAGGGCAGAACTCGCGGCGTACTGCCAATGCTGGTCCCGCTGGGTTGCCGCCGAGGAAAAGATTCGAGAAACGGGCCTGGTTGTTAGGTCAGCCAAGTCCGGCTATCCGATCCAGAACCCATTCGTAGCCATTGCTAACACGGCTCTCGACCTCATGAGAAAGTTTTTAACCGAGTTTGGCTTGACCCCGGCATCGCGCTCCCGGCTCAGTGTTGACGCGGATAGATCGAATGCCGACCCGTTCACCGAGTTTATGAGGTCGCTCGGCGCAGAGGATAGCAACGTTGCAAGCACCGACAATCGAGAAAGCAGATTACAGCCTCAGAGCGCATCAGTATTGTCGGAATGTAGTTAGCGGGAAAGTTGTCGCATCGAAGTGGATTCGCCTCGCCTGTCAGCGTCACCTAAACGACCTACAGAATAAAGACTCTCGCTGGCACTATGACGCGGCCAGAGCCGACAATGTCTGCCGGTGGATGGAAGTCCACCCGCACGAAAAGGGGCAGAAGCAGGGGCAGCCGTTCCTCCTTGAAGATTGGCAAGTCTGGATTGTTTGCTCCATCTTTGGTTGGGTAGATCACACCGGGCTGCGTAAGCATCGCGAGGCATTATTACTGTGCCCACGTGGACAGGGAAAATCACCGCTCGCCGCACTCATCCTGCTGTGGATGACGTTCTTTGATGGAGAAAAAGCCGCCGAAGGACTGACAGCAGCAACCACTGAGCAGCAGGCCAAAGAGGTCTTCGGCCCGGCTCAACACTTCGTCCGCGAAGTGCCCGCCTATAAGCAATTAGGTGTACAAGCCGCTGCGAAGTCTATCTTCTGCGTGCGGACAGGCGCGAAGCTACGCGCTGTCATTGGACGGGCCAAGTACGGCTCCGCGCCTTATTGCTGCGTGATGGACGAAGCCCACCAGCTTCAGGACAGCCAGCAGTACGACAATTTCAGGACGGGTCTGGCTAAACGGCGCAATTCGCTGCTGCTGACCGTCACGACGGCGGGCGTCTCTCACACAGAGAACCCTGCGTATCAGTTGCAGCAGGATTGCCAAAAGATTCTAGAAGGCACGGTCGAGAATGACCGTATTTTCTCGGCCATATACTGCGCCGACGACGCCCTCGATTGGACTTCACTCGACGCCTTGAAAATGGCGAACCCGAATCTGGGTGTGTCTATTGACAATGAATCCCTGCGGCTCGATCAGGCTGAGGCCGTGCGGAATCCAGCGAGGCAGAACGCTTTTCGCGCCATGCACCTTAATCAATGGATGACCGCCACCGCTGCGTGGATGAACATGCAGGCGTGGCATAAGTGCTTTGATGCAGCGCTCAGAGATGAAGCGGTTAAAGGGCTTCCATGTTGGCTCGGTTCTGACTTGGCCAGCAAGTTGGACTTGTCCGCAACTATCCGGCTCCATCGGCAAGACATCGATGGGAAGCCGCATTATTACGCTTTTTGCCAAACCTATTTGCCGGAAGATCGGGTCAACGCGCCCGAGAATCAGCATTATCAGCGGTGGGCCAGGCAAGGCTACCTAAAAGCGA